TCTGATTTTTGTTTGTTGGTAAGACTGAAATTGGTTCAATATCGACATCGTATTCACCTTCAATCATCTCAGGTGTTATACTTTTCCAATCGTTAGCTGATGAACCATCTCCAGAAATCATAAGGAGCATATCCTCGGTCATATACATCTGAACCGTAACAAGAAGTTTCCTATAAACTCGTTTCATAAATTCAACTATATCTCTACGAGCATCTTCTTTGCGGTTTTCTGAACCTGATTGAATTAATTGTGCTTCGCCTAATGTGCGTGATTTTTCAGGTACAACTGCGGTGTCATAATCAGATACAGCAGTCACTTTTGTCATATCAAATTTAATTGTATCAGTTGAAAGTGGAACTGTCGAATTTACCGATGGATTCTCTAACGCTCTGATTGTTGGAGAATCTTTGGTTTCGATATATGTATGATTCGGTGATTCTAAGGCAGATTTGGCTTTTTCATCTAAATCACCCTTCTGACCGACATACTTCTGAATAAAGGTTTTAGCGTGGCGGATTAAAATCGACTCTAGATTATCAAGTTCCTGTTGTTGTGTATCTATTGGCTCAATATCTCCAATTGGGAAAGCATAATCTGGAACCTGATAGTTATTGACCTCTTCATAGGGCCAATCACTCCCAAAAGGTGATGAATCGTATTCTTTGAGGATTTTCTTTTGGTCTGTGACCACATAACAACATTTATCAACTACACCATATCTATCCTTATGCCAGTAATGCCAATATTCAAGTCTATCACGATCCTTATTAACCTCGTCAACCTTTGAATCATTATCAAGTAGAATACTCTCGTCAATTGTAGCGTTTGACTCCAAATCAGAAGTATTCTCAAACAACTTATTTCCTTTAACATCTTCAAGAGGTTCGGTAATTTTCTCAGCACACCATCTAGCACCAGCTAAACCATTTGTACTTTCAGGGTCGTAAATAAAATCACCATTAGGATAACCGACTCTTTTAACATAAAATCTGTCAACCATAATCTTCTTGTTTTCGTCATCTTTTTCAAACTCAAACCCAATCTTAACAACACCCTTACCAAAAGCAACATAATCTAAGATCGCTCTCTTACACTCCTGTTCCATACCAATCTCTTCTGGTAAATACTCCATTACCGACTTGATATTGTCGATGTTTTTCATTATCAACTTTTGTGAATCAGGAGAGATTTTGCGTTTTGGTTTGATAATCGCTTTAGGATTTCTAAAATACAAAGAAGGTAACTTAGCCCTAACAATAGCATGAACATAAGGGACAGTTACCTGATCAGTCCTGGTGTCTCCAGGATAGTGATTAATTTTTAGATAGTTGCGATATTTTTTGAACTTAGATTCATTCTGGTCTTTCCAATATTTACTACCAGAACTTATCCGAGAAGAAATTACCGCTATTTCTTTGCTTTTTTCTTTGGCGGACATTTATCGTCCTTAATAACAGACTTTTCCTTTGGTTGGTTTATTTTTACCGAAATATTCTTCTTATTCTTCATCCCAAACGAATGCATTAAAAGTCTAAGAGCTGATGCCATACAACCCTGTCTGCCTATAAGTAGTCCAACATCTCTATCAAATGGTTCAACATTTAGTAAGATTCCACGATCATCTATTATTTTTTCAATTGAGAGTTTGTCAGGAAAAGAAATTAGAGGATCAACAATACTATGCATGAAAGCTATTTCATCATCAATTTCTTTCTCAATACACTCAATTTCTTTGAGAACTTCTTCCATAACCTCTCCTTATTTTAAATCTAAAACTATTTTTCTTTTTTGTCAAGTGCTTTATGTTCACTTTTCTTGTGGGCAACAAGTTTTAGATTGTGGTCAAACTCTTTTCCACAAATTTCACACATATAAACCTTTTTTGGTTTCATCTCTTCATCGTAGTTAAAAGGAATCTCTGCCAACTCCTTAGGATAACGATTAAGAATCCAATCTGCGTCAACATCATCAACATCTTTTACTTCACCTGCACCAAAAGTAATGATTCCTTTGGTATCTTCCAAAACCGCTTCAAGACGGTCATAGAAGAGATTTTTCACTTTCTTCATCTCAACTCCTTTATGATTTCTTAATAAATTGCTTTGAATTCTTATTTTGAATCTCTCTTAAAGTCCCAAGTATCGAATTCTTTGGAGGTTCGGTGTATTTCATTTTATCTTGGAATTTTCCGTCAAGTCCCCAAAAGGCTAAAGCCGTTGCCATTATCATATCATCGTGATAACCTTCTGTCGCCCCAAGACCGCTGGCTTTGGATTCATCTGACCAAACAAAGGTTTTCATTTCATCAATAATCCTTTGGTCGTTTATGCGTACCTTATTTTCTCGTAAAAGTTTAAGTAAGTTATCAAATAATAGAACTTTGTTAGCATAAGAGGTTTTCCAACCTAATTTTTCAATCTTCTTCTTCTGAATTGTATCAAAGACCTCCCGTTTGTAAATAGCCCCTTCATAAATCTGCTTCAATTTAACCAAAGTAGCAATTCCCATTGAATTAACCTCTGGTACAAGTTTAGCGTTATTATATATCCTACCTATTTGAGCTACCTTATCAGCTAACATATCTGGCTGAATCATCCCCTGCCAGGTAGCAACAACCTGAGAATCCCTCATAGAAGCAACAACAATCGCAGATGGGTCGACAACCCCTTCAGATGGGTCAATACCGATTTGATAATCATCATCAAAGTCAACCTCACGATAAATAGTAAATCCTTCAAAATCACGTATCTTCTTAATAGACCTTTGGGCTTGTTCTTGAATATATTCGACAGGAAAATACGCTCTATCAGATAAAAGGGATTCATCCCAAATTCCATAAACGAATTGACGTTTCCAGCTTTCAGGATAAGATAAGAGGTTCTCAATATATGACGGAGGTAGATTCTCCTTATTCTCTAGGGTAGAGGATTCAAATAATTCATAATCTGGGTCGTTTTGTTGTCTATACAACTTAAAAGCCCAAAATAACTTAGGATTACAGCTCATCATACCTTGGTGAACATATGGTGGTAGATTCCCATGTTCAACAACTCGTCTTAAACGACCACGGAGTCCCAAGAAAACGTTCTCTGGTATCTCCTCTACCTGATCAATAGCAAAGAATCCCAAATTAAGAGATTTAATCTCATTTTCAGCAATATTGTCCAAATGCCTAAAAATTAACTGAGAACCGTTCTTTAAATAAAGTCTCTCCTGACTCTTAGAATAAGACCTAATGTAATTTTGTGGACACCACTTAAAAAACTCCTGCTGGGTAGTATCTTGAAGCTCACGATACTTCAACCTTCCCAAAAGCCCATAATTATTGGGGTAAGTTAGATGTTGGATAACCTTCAAAACCAAAATAGTTGACTTTCCACACCCAAACCCACCTGAATACAAAGGAAACTTAGAACGAGAAAGAAAGAATTTTTCTTGGGTAGATAACAAATCAATCTGATTAACAATCTCACCAGTTTCTATATTTTCATACTTTATCTTCAACCTACCTCCTTTAACCCACGTTTTTTAACCTCTGCCTTATAATGATCTTTAGATTTGATATTAATTCCCAATCCTTCATTGTATCCCTCGGTGTAACCCTTTACGAAAGCAGTCATTGGTTTAGAACGTGGTGGTTTATTTTCCATTTCTGCTTGTAAGCCACAATCACACCTAACCCACCAGTTCCACTTGGAATACTCCTCATCCTTCTCATACACTTTACCACACTTACAAATGAACTTCATATCTTTTTAGCCCATTTAATTTCCAAACAGGTACTTGATAACCTTCTTCTCTAAGTTGTTTGAGTGGTTTTAAGTCTAGCTCCTCAATTAGATTCTTATATTGGTCAGACTTGTAATATCCATCATAGACTTTATAAGGTGGACGGGTGATTCTTTTAAGCGGGTTTGTCCCGCTAACTTCTTTTAGCGTATCATTTGTCCCGCTAACTTCCTTTTTTGTAACGCTAACTTTACCCCGATGTAACGCTAACTTACATGCACCACTACAAAACTTAGCTGTGCTTCTTTTACTCTCAAATTCCTTACCACACACCATACACTTCATAATACCTCCAATACTATTGATATGTAATTCTCATTTCGTAATATATTGGTAGCACCACCCACTCTCTTCATCGCCACAGCTAGGGGGTGGGGGGGGGTCTTTACATTATTATATATATATTTTATAACAGTACATAAATAAAAAATTATATCTTTATAGTTTCAATCTTCTCCGGCTCTTCTTGCCTTGTACCTGCTTCTACTACCATACGAATATCTAGGTTACTTCCGTCCTTGCCTGTTACCTCGGTTGTTTGAGGGGCTCTTCCTATTAGTTGGTCTAGAAGGTAAAATAAAACCGCCTTGTCGCTCTTGCTTTTAGTGATTAGCTCATTCAAAGCGTCAATCAAGTCCTCTTTACGCTCAGAAGCTACTTTATAAAGAAGGTCTCTTATATCGTTTTGATTTAGCTTCTCGGTCTTGATTAAACTTGTTACTCTCTTTTTTCGCTTCTTAACTCTTACCTCTTTACTGTTAGGTGTCCCTTCCTTCACAAACCTATTACCTATCATATACTTTATAGTATAGTCTGCATCTAATAAAAAACTATTTTTTTTGTCTTGCTTCATTGTCTTACTCTTTAATATAGCACTAGAACATTTTCAAATAAAAATATCTTTTTTTTTATACATTCTATAACATATCTTAAACAATCTACTAAGATATGTCAATACCGGACTAATAAAATCAATGCCCTTATTTGATTATAGTATTGTACCTATTGACATTTACCAATCCCCTTGCTATAATGTTATTAACGAATGGTTGAAGTGGTTGGACGGCAACAATCTCAATATAAAACGATTGAAAACAAAGTCCGACTACTTCATACCAAACAAACCGCAAGGCAAGGAAGCCGAGCAATAGGAAAGGAAAGGCAACGCCAGCCGATAGGCGAAACGTAGCAAGACAGCACCGATTAAAAAGACTTGAGAACCTTAAAAAATTACTAGCAGGAAACGACAAGCTCAAAGAAAGGCAAAATGACTAAAAAAGATTATGAATTGATCGCAGACGCAATTAAAAAAGCTAGATTATGGAATTGGGAAATAGATCAATCTCACCAAAACAGCGATGACCGGTCGCAAGATTATAAAGATGGGATTGAACAAGGCATTTTAGATGTAACCTCACATATAGCAAAAGCACTACATGAACAGAATTTAAGATTTGATTTTGATAAGTTTTGGAAAGCAACAAGCATAAAAGATTAAAAATTAACATTGATTAAAAATTAACGCTTGGGCTTGTCGTTTCTGCTAGTAAATAATATACCTTGCAAAACTGGAAGCGTGGGGAATGGAGAAAAAATGACAAAGAAAAAAGCGTCTTCTTTTTTGAAAGACATAATCGCACAAAATCCCGAAAGTATACGGGCTTATGTTGCAGGAGATTGGCTTGATAATCTTGATGAATACGACAAGCCGGAAGATTATTATAACGATCTAATGAAAGGTGGTTGTCAATCTGGAATAATTAGCGGATTGATTTATTATAAAGACACGCATGCATTTTATGATAAATACTACAATGAAATCGAGGACATACGGTTTGAATTAGAGGGAGCGACAGGCGAAAGCTTGAAACCAAG